AGTTTTGTGCAGAAATTATATTTTTATTCTGTAAAACATAGAAAATAATATTTTTTACCTCTGTGCTTTATGCACGGAGGTTTTTGTTTGTGGGGGGGAATTTATATTCTTTTACCTGTAAACTATGTATTTGAGGTAATAGTATGGCTAAAAAGAAAGATGTTAATTGGAAGAAAATTAAAACTGAATACATTACAACTGACATCAGTCAACGTAAATTAGCCGATAAATACAAGGTTGCTTATCCTACTCTGCGTGACAGATGCAAGACGGAGGGCTGGTATCAGGACAAAAAGGAATACCGTAGCACGGTCGTTACAAAAGCAATTGAAAAATCTGCGGCAAAGGAAGCATCCCTGCTTGCTGCTGAGTATGAGATTGCCTGTCAGTTTGTAAAGCTGCTGGGTGATTCGCTGAATGATAATACATATCAGTCCACAACTGATTTCGGAAAGACGGTTGTGACCGACAGCCTTGATACGAAAAAGATACTTGAAGCTGCGAATGCACTGACTAAGTTTATGGATATCAAGCGTATCATCAAGGGGCATCAGACCGCACAGGAGCAGCAGTCACACGAGCTTGCTGTACGTAAGCTTGAACTCGAGGAGCAGAAGGCAAAGAAGGACAATGCTGAGGATAAGGAAATCAGAGTTGTAATTGATAAGGATGTGGAGGAATTTCTTGTATGATTGTGAAAATGGGCGTTCCTCAGCCGAAGCAGATTGATTTCCTGAAGGACAGACACAAATATGTTGCCTATGGCGGAGCACGCGGCGGAGGGAAGAGCTGGACACTGCGTGAAAAGCTCAGACTGCTTGGAATCTATTATGCCGGTATTCAGATGCTGCTTGTACGAAGAACTTATGCAGAGGTTACGAAGAATCATCTGAAGCAGCTTAAGAAAATGCTTAAAGGCATTGCCAAATACAACAAGACGGAGAAGATATTTTACTTTACAAACGGCAGCACGCTGACGCTGGGCTACTGTGCCAGCGATGATGATGCAGACCAGTATCAGGGTACGGAGTATGATATTGTGGCAATTGACGAGGCAACGCAGATGTCAGAGCTTCAGCTCAAAAAGATTGCTGCCTGCTGCAGAGGTGTAAATGATTTTCCTAAGCATATTTATTACACCTGCAATCCAGGCGGACAAGGACACGCGTATATTAAGCGCTTGTTTATCGACAGAAGATACACCGAGCAGGAGGACGGCGAGCAGTATTCCTTTATATCCGCTAAGGTTACGGATAATATGGCACTGATGAAGTCTGACCCTGAGTATATGAAAACACTGCAGGCATTACCGCCTAAGCTGCGTAAGGCGTGGCTTGACGGTGACTGGGATATCTTTGAGGGACAGTTCTTTGAGGACTTTATTGATAAAGAGGAGCACTATAAAGACAGACGCTGGACGAATGTGATTGAGCCCTTTGAGGTTCCACAGTCCTGGACTATTTACAGAAGCTATGATCACGGATATTCAAAGCCCTTTAGCTGCGGCTACTGGGCTGTCGACTATGAGGGCAGAGCCTATAGAATACTGGAGATTTACGGCTGCACCGAACAGCCTGACGAGGGTGTAAAGTGGGAGGTCAACAAGATATTCAGCACCATTAAGGACTTTGAAAACGAACACCGCTGGCTTAAGGGCAAAAAGATTATAGGCGTTGCTGACCCTGCTATATGGCAGAAGGACACAGGCGAAAGCATTGCGGATACGGCGGCAAAGCACGGCATTTATTTTCAGAAGGGCGACCACAAGCGAATACCCGGCTGGATGCAGTTTCATTATCGGCTTGCCTTTGATGAAAACGGTGTGCCGATGTGCTACATCTTCAAGACCTGCAAGCATTTCATCAGGACGATTCCGACGCTGCAGTATTCCGAAACCATACCGGAGGACCTTGACACAAAGCAGGAGGACCATATCGCAGACGAGGCAAGATATTTCTTTATGTGTAATCCCATTAAGCCTAAGGCACCGCGTAAGAAAGAGAACGTGGACGAGTTTGACCCTCTTAATCTTTATCGTGACAGGCATATATATTCACAATACAATCAAATTGCATAGGAGATAAACAGAATGGCAGATATTAAATCAAAGGACAGAAGAAAAGAATTCAGTGACAAGGTGAATGTGCTTCAGGCACAGAAACAGGAGCTGGAGGCAAAGGGTGAAGAAATCGCTCAGGCAGACAGTGGCGAGGAATCTATGGCACAGGATCACGCTTTACAGTCGACTGCAGATACGGATACAACAGACCGCAGAGCAGAGTTTGCCGAGAGGACACAGCAGCTATACAGTATGCAGCAGGATTTGCAGAACAAAAGTGATGATATTGCAAGAAAAGGCACAACCGGTGCTGACGGTATGAGCCCTGCTTTGGCATCTCAGCCTGCGTCTGCAGTTGACAGCAATAAGGTCAGGGAGTTCACACAGATACTTGAAAAGTACAAGGAAGGCAAGAAAAACCTTGACGAACGTATCAAAAACAATCAGGAATGGTGGAAGCTGAGGCACTACGGTAATATGTCACCAAAGACAGGTACTGCCGCCGCCAATGATAAATCGCAGAAGAATACCGCAAGGCCGAAGAGCGTAACTGCCTGGACAGTGAATTCTGTTATCAATAAGCACGCGGATTATATGGATAATTACCCTGAGGCCGCCTGCCTTCCTGTTGAAGCAGCAGACGAGGAATATGCCAATACGCTTTCATCTGTTATTCCTGCTATATATGAGCGCTGTAATTTTGAGCAGACCTATTCTGATGAGATGTGGTACAAGCTCATTGCCGGTACAGGTGTGCTCGGTTACTTCTGGGACAAGGATTTGCTTAACGGTCTCGGAGATATTGCAATCCGCAAGTGCGATATTCTGAATCTGTTCTGGGAGCCCGGAATTTCGGATATACAGGAATCGGAATACTTTTTCCATACCCAGCTTATGTCCAATCATAAAATAAGAAATATGTTTCCTGATATTCCTGAGCTGAAAACAAGGCTTTCAAATCCAACAGTCAATGTGACGACATACAATTACGATGATACGGTTGAGACCTCTGAGCATTCTATGATTGTTGATGTATATTATCACAGAGTGAATGCCAGCGGAAATACCGTGCTTCACTACTGCAAATACGTAAATGATATTGTGCTCTTTGCATCGGAAAATATGGAGCAGTATGCCGAGACAGGCTATTACAGGCACGGCAGATATCCCTTTGTGTTTGATACAATGTTTCCTGTTGAAGGCAGTCCCTGTGGCTTCGGATATATTGATATCGTCAAAGAGGTGCAGAAGGATATTGACGAGCTTAACGATGATTTTATGCACAACGCGAAGGAGGCATCACACAGACGCTATATCGTCAATAATGCCAGCAATATCAATGAGGATGAGCTTATAGACGTTACAAGGGAGATTATTCACGCGGAGGGCAATTCGCTTGACGAGGGTAATTTCAAGGAGCTTGTTACAAATCCGCTGGACGGCATTTATATGGGTCTGCTGCAGCAGCGTATTGATGAGATTAAGGAGGTTAGCAATAACCGAGATGTATCAAGCGGCGGTACAACCTCAGGAGCAACGGCTGCATCCGCTATTGCTGCAATGCAGGAGGCAGGATCAAAAACCTCAAGAGACCAGGAAAGCTCATCCTACAGGAGTTTCAAAGAGGGCTGTTATTTTGTGATAGAGCTTATGGCGGAAAATTATGAGGAAACAAGATATTTCCGCATCACAGGGCAGAATGGTGAACAGCAGTTTGTGGGCTTCAATAATTCAGGAATAAAGCCGCAGGTTGAAACAGACCCACAGACAGGTATTGAAACCAGCAGAAAGCCGATATTCGATATCAAGGTTAAGCCGCAGAAGCGTTCACAGTATTCCACAATCTCACAGAATGAGCTGATGAAGGAGCTGTGGGGTGCAGGCGTATTCAATCCGCAGAACGCAACGCAGGCGGTTGTGTTAGTCCAGCTTATGGAATTTGAGGGCAGGGAAAAGCTGCTTCAGATTCTGTCACAGAACGGAACAATATATCAGCAGCTTATGCAGTATCAGCAGATTGTTATGACAATGGCGCAGCAGCTTGACGCATTGACAGGCTCCCAGTACACTGCACAGGTGCAAATGGCAGTGCAGGCAGGACAGGTGCCAATGATTTCAGGCTTGGGAGGACAGGGTGGAAAGACATCTGATACAATGTCCTCCGCTACGAACGGCAACAGCATTGTCGATAAGGCGAGAGAGGAATCGAGACAGAGGAGTGAGGTCAGAAGATGACAACCGTGAATATCAATACTGTAAACGGTATAACCGTTGTATCGGTTGCAGGTCACGCTGAATATTCAAAGGACCATAAGGACATTGTGTGTGCTGCAATATCTGCTATCACGCAGAGCTTACTCCAGACGCTTAAGTATTACGAGGAGCAGAAGAAATGCAGGATATTAAGCGAGCAGATAAAGGAGGATATAGGCACGGCATTGTTTTCCTTTTCAAGCAGGGAAAAAGCGGTGACAGATGCCCTTATCAATATGGCGGCAATGGGGTATATGATGCTTGAAAACGCCTATCCGAAAAATATTTCGGTAAATATCGAATAGTGGGGGGGAAATCGTTCCCCCTCTTTTTTTATAATACAGTCAGAGTGATTCTCCGACACAGTGAAAGGCTGCGAATACAGTAAAGGTGGTAAGACCATGAACAAAATGAATGATTCTGTTAAGCCAATGAACTTACATCTGTTTGACGGTGCAGCCTCAGCAGGTGACGGCGGTGCACAGTCGGCTTCATCGGCAGCAGCAGGAATGAGTGACACATCGGCAATGAATACCGATAACACTCAGTCAGTAACAGGGCGGGATACGGACAATGGTATCAATTCACAAAAGCAGGACGCCGCTGCTTCTCGTCAGGACACAGCCGTTACACCTTCTGACGATGAAAGAAGAGCACAGTTTAAAAGTTACATAAAGGGTGAGGGCAAAGCCTTTTTTGATGAGCACGTTCAGAAAATTATCAATAAGCGCTTCGGACAGACCAAAACGCTTGAGGATAATGCAAAGAAAATTGAGCCGATGCTCAAGGCACTTGCATCAAATTATGGTGTGGATGCCTCTGACCTTGACGGCTTATCCGATGCAGTTTTAAACGATAACAGGCTTTATGAGGAACGTGCAAGGGAAAACGGAGTATCCGTTGATGTTCAGAAAAAGTGGGATGCTATGCAGCGTGAGACGGAAGAGCTTCGTGCATTGCAGGAACAGCAGGAGCAGAGAGAGCGTTCAGAGAAAATACTGAACAACTGGAAGGCTCAGGCTGAGGAGCTTCGTCAGGAAATCCCTGACTTTGATTTGGACACAGCACTTGAAAATACGGATTTCTTTGATTTGCTTGCACACGGCCATAAGATTAAAACTGCATACAACGCAGCTTTCCCTGAACAGTTTGAGAGAAGAGTTGCCGCTAAAACAGAAAAGCAGGTAACGGATAATATCCGCTCAAGAGGTATGAGGGTGAGCGAGAACGGTGTATCTTCAAACGCAACGGCAACACAGCGGTTTGACGTTAAAAATCTTACTCCTGCACAGAGAAGAGAGCTTGCCAACCGCGCTATGCGAGGAGAAGAAGTTAAATTTTAATCATAATCTCTCCTCAGAATTTTTATGAAGGAGATTTTAACAATGAACAAAACATTTTCAAAATTTGCGCGCAAGTTCAACATCAGACTTTTTGATGCACCGAACTATAACGTACAGACAACTGCATCAGGCGATTTGTCTGATGAAATGAAAACCTATTATTCAGATTATCTGATTGACCTTGTTGAGCCTCACCTTGTGCACGATCAGTTTGCACAGAAGAAGAACATCCCTAAGGGCAGCGGCAAGACAATCGAGTTCAGAAAGTATTCACCGCTTGCAAAGGCACTTACACCGCTTGTGGAAGGTGTAACCCCTGACGGCAACAAGCTTTCTGTATCTGTTATTACTGCTGAGGTTTATCAGTACGGCGATTACATCACCCTTTCTGATATCCTTACCCTCACAGGTATTGACAACAATATTGTACAGGCTACCAAAATTCTCGGCTCACAGGCAGGCAGAACGCTTGACACGGTTACAAGAGAGGTAATGGCAGGCGGTACAAATGTACTCTATGCGCCTGATATCAAAAATGCGGATACTGAGGTTATCGGCAGACAGTTCATCACATCAAACAACAAGTTTACTGCTGACTGTGCTTTTCAGGCAAAGGCAATTCTCGGCGGTATGAATGCTGTGCCGATTGATGAATCCTATGTTGCTATTATTCACCCTTACGCTGCGTATGACCTTATGCGTGACCCTGAGTGGATTGATGTAAAGAAGTATGACAGCGATGATTATTACAAGGGTGAAATCGGTAAAATCGGCGGTCTGCGTTTTGTGGAAAGCACAGAGGCAAAGATTTTCTGCGGTGACGACCTTGCTTCTGACAGCCGCAATCTTAAGGTATCATCTGTTGCAGACAAAACTGTAACCTTTACAGGCGGTACAGTTGCAGCCGATTCACTCGTGGGCAGAATGGTTATTATTGAGAGCAATGTTTATGAGGTTGCATCAAACACCGCATCAACGATTGTTCTTACCGAAGCACCTGCATCAGGCACAGTGAAAGCCAATGATATTATTTATCCCGGTGAGGGCGGTGCAGAAGGCTGTGCAGTATTTGCAGTAACCGTTATCGGTGAAAATGCTTATGCAACAACTGCCCTTGAGGGTGCAGGACTTGAGCACATCTTCAAGCCGCTGGGCTCTGCCGGTGCTGCCGACCCTCTTAATCAGCGTGCATCAGCAGGCTGGAAGGCTACAAAGGCTGCTGAAAGACTTGTTGAGGAGTATATGCTCAGAGTTGAGTGCGGTTCCAAGTATTCAACAAAGGCAAAGGCGAACTAATAATTCAGGGGAGTGGGATTGATTTCTCACTCCTGCACGAAAGGAAGTACAAAGAATGGCTACTAAAAAGACAGAAGATACTGTTCAGGACAGCAAAGCACCTGAGCAGCTTTCAAACGAAGATATTATGTCGAAGCTCAATGAGGTTATTGAATCAAACAAGAAACTTCAGGAGGAAAACAAAAAGCTCAGAAACGAGCAGAGCAATGTGCACGGTGTGAACGCTGAGCCTGTTGACCCTGAAAAGCAGGCAGCACTTGACCGTATGAATGAAAAGGTGCCTGTCAAGCTCTTCAAGGATAACGGCAAGTACAAGGACGACCTTGTTGTTCAGCTTGCAGGTGTTGCTTATCAGATTAAGAGGGGTATCACTGTAATGGTGCCTCGTGCAGTCTACGATATTATAAGACGTTCTGAGCTGCAGGATCAGCATACCGCAAATATGCTTGACGCACTTCAGGAGGAATACGCAAAGAAAAATTCCTGATTCACAATAAAAAACAGGAGGGACGGAACTTAGCTTGAACAAGTCCGTCCCTTTTTTCAGAGGTGATACTTTATGACAGTTAATGAAGCAATTGAAAGAGTAAATATGCTGAAGGACAACGGCTATGACGATTCAGTAATAAAAGGCTTTATAGAGGACTGCGACAAAAGAATTTACAAAGAGGTTATCAATACCCACAAAAATAACGGCAGCATAAAGCCGTATGAGAAACGCTATCCGCTTAGCGGTGAGGATGAGCTGCTTGCGGATGATGCGTACACACAATTTTATATATTCTACGCAATATGCCAGATAGATGTATTTAACGGCGAGTACGACCGTTACACAAACAATATGATTTTATATAACTCACACCTGTCGGATTTCAAGGCCTATTACAACAGGACGCATATGCCGATAGGTGCACAGAGAATGATAACGGAATAAGGGTGGTTACGATGTCTTATTTACCGCATTTGAATACAACAAGCAAAATGCAGTCGGTGCAGGAGGAATTCAGAGGACTGAATCACAATGTTTTTCTCAATGATACCGAGCTTTATGATATGAAAAATATGTCTGTTGACAATTATCCCTTTGCCTCTCCGAGAAAGAGAAGAGGGAAATTCAAAACAGATAATGGTGATATATTCGGCAGCTTTACCTATGAATCAGGTGTAAAGGTGCACTGCAACGGTATAGCCTCCAAGCAGGGCTTTTGCTTTGCAGAAGGCACAGGATTTTACTACAAAAGCAATACGGATAACACATACAGGTATGTCGGTGAGCTGAGCGACTGCGACAAGCAGTTCGTTTCTCTCGGCTCCTATATACTGATTTTCCCTGACAAGAAATATTTTGACAGCTTTCAGTATATAAACAGGGATAAACCCAATGAATGGTTTGAGGAAAGAGGACTTGAAAGAAAAGCGTTTTTCGGCAGTCTTGAGGCAGAGTTTAAGAGTGCAACACCGGTAGCAATGAATATGTGCAATGTATACGGTGAGGACTATGAATTTAAGTTTGTATCCAAAAATGAGCCTGCGGATGACGAGGTTGAAAACGGTGATATGTGGCTTGATGTTTCCACATCACCGGCAAAGATGATGCAGTACAGTCAGACCTACAGCGGCTGGCTTGAAATCACGTCAAATTATATCAAGCTCACCTTTACATCTGATATAACAAGGAAATTCAGCGGCTATGACGGTGTGACTTTATCAGGCTTTCCAAAAGCCTTAAAGGATTTCAACTCTGCCACAGTTTTATATCAGGCAGGGAAAAACGAGGACGGCTCTTCCTATGTGGTTGTTCCGGGAATCATAAGTCCGCAGACGGATATTGAAAGCCACATCCTTTTTGATGATACACAGGCGAATACGAATAATTCCATTCAATATTATCCGACCTTGTATAAGGAAATGATAACGCAGCAAATAGGAACTACCAATGCGAAAATGACTACCGTTAATTATTACACGGATTCGGAATACTCAAATCCGGTGTATACGGAAGAAATGAGAGTTGATTTTTCCACGCCAAGCGGAACTGTAAGAGCTGCTGATACGCTTGCGGATATCTCGATTGAGAGAAAAATTCCTGATATGGATTTTGTATGCGAGCTGGATAACAGACTGTGGGGCTGTTCAAGTGAAAATCACGAGATCTATTCCAGCAAGCTGGGAAGTCCTTTTAATTTCAACTGCTTTTTAGGTCTGTCAACGGATTCAGGTGTTATTACGGTTGGCAGTGACGGAGATTTTACAGGCTGTGTGGCACATCTCGGTTATGTACTGTTTTTCAAGGAGGATTGTGTACATAAGATTTACGGCACAAAGCCTACAAATTATCAGGTGACGAATGTAGCTCTCAGGGGCGTACAGAAGGGCAGTGAGCGGTCAATCTGTATCGTTAATGAAACATTATTCTATAAGTCAAAAAGCGGTGTGATGATGTTTCAGGGCGCTTTGCCTGAATGTATAAGTGATGAGCTGGGAACAGAGTATTATTCCGATGCAGTCGCAGGTGCCTGCGGCAATAAATATTACATCTCGATGAAGGACAGTGAAAACAAGTGGCAGCTGTTTGCCTATGATACCACAACAGGCTTATGGCATAAGGAGGATAACACGCATTTTAAGTTTACACTTACTGCTTCATCAGATTTGTATTACATCGACGGTGATGATTTATCGCTGAATACCATTCTCGGCAAAGGTGATGCCTTTTCAGTAGAAAGATTATTTGACAGTACACTGACAGACAATGCGCAGTATGTTACCGATATGTACCATATTGAAAGGGAAGAAGCCGTTGAATGGAGCCTTGAAAGCGGTGATTTGTATTCAAACTCCATTGACAATAAATATATCAGCAGGCTGAGAATTCTCCTTGAGCTGAAAAAGGATACAAAAATAAATGTTTATCTGAAATATGATAACGAGAAAAGCTGGAAATGTGTCTGCACAAAGAGCTTTAAATATGCAGGCAGCACAAGGAATACATACAATATTCCGATTGTTCCGCGCAGGAGCAGAAGAATGAAAATCAGAATTTCAGGCGTCGGTGATTGTCTGATACAGGCGATTGCCAAAAGCATTGAACAGGGGAGTGAATTATAATGGCAGACCTGATTAATTTCTCATTGCCGAATATTGATGAAAATACCGATGAAAAAACAATGAAGCAGATAAAGAATTATCTGTATCAGCTGACTGAACAGATGAAATTTTATCTCAACAACATTGATTCGGATAATTTCACACAGGCATATGTCGAGAAGCTGAACGCAATGGCAAGCTCGGCGACCACGAATACAACAGCTATCAACCTTACAAAGAATCTGATTGACAAGTACCGTCAGCGTTTTAAGGCGGAGCTGATTGAAAGTGCCAATCTGATTTCAGGCAACAGCGGCGGCTTTATCATTTTAAGAGATGTTAACGATGACGGCAAGCCGGATGAGCTGCTCATTATGAACGCGGAAAGCCTTGAAAATGCAACAAAATACTGGCAGTGGAATCAGAACGGACTGATGTACGTAGATAAGCTGAACATAGACGATGAGGGTAATCTGATACCGTCGATTGCAATGACAATGGACGGCAAAATCAATGCCAACTGTATTACAACAGGTATTCTGCAGGGCATTGAAATCCGTGCGGCAGAGGGTACAATCGGCGGCTGGAAAATTGACGGAACGAAGCTGTATACAAGCTGGAAGGTCAAGACGAAAAACGGTCAGACCGTTGATTACAAATTAACGCTGAATGCAGCAGGTGCTGAGGGGGAAAATGAGGACTACGTAATTCAACTTGAGACATCGGATGCTATGGAATACCCATTCAGGATATTGAAGGACGGAACGGTAGACTGCGGCGATTTAGCCACACAGGATTTATTCGTGGCACAAAATCTGACAGTAGACGGACGGATTGAGATAAGTAGTCCGCAAATGCTGTTATGGTCAGGTGTATACAATATGAGGGACGGACAAAGCATTTCACTGAGCGAAAGCATCTTAAAACAGCCTAACGGAATTGTATTGGTTTTTTCTGCTTTTTCGGACGGTGCCGCACAGGACCATAGCTGGCAGCATTTCTTTATTCCGAAATGGTATGTGCTGAATCATTCCGGAGAGGGGATCAGCATTCCTCTTGCAGGCAGCAATTTTTCACGCGTAGGAACGAAATATTTATATATCGGTGAAAGCAGGATATCAGGCCACGCCAATAACGATGATAAAGGCACGGCAAACGGCATTACATACAACAATGCAGAATTTGTATTAAGAGAAGTTTTAGGAGTTTAAGGGGGATATATCAATGGCAACAAAGGCACAACAGGCAGCACTGACTGCATCTAAATACGAATACAACACAGCAAAAAAGAATACGGACTATTCCAAAAAGGTCTACGGCACATCCTTTAAAAATTACCGTGACGCGGTAAACAAGGGCTACAAGCCAAGCAGTAAGGTAACATCCTATCAGAATGCTTCTGACAAAGCACTTGCAGCGGCAAAGGCTATGGGTGACTTTAAGTACAACAGCAACTACAGCGATAAGATTACAGGCTTGCTTGATAAGGCGGAAAATATGAATTTTGATTTCAATTACAGCCTTACCGATGACCCGGCATATACAAGCTATCGTGACCAGTATGTGCATAACGGTCAGCTTGCTGCACAGGAGGCGGCAGGCAATGCAGCGGCACAGACAGGTGGTTACGGCTCAACAGCTTCAGTGGCTGCCTCTCAGCAGGCTTATAACGAATCCTTGACACAGCTGAATAACATTGTTCCTGATTTATATGATAAGGCTTATAACAGGCAGTGGAACGAGTTCACGGATGAAAGAGATACACTTCAGCAGCTTGCATCCGCCTATCAGTCACTTGACCAGCAGGAGTATGATCAGGCACTTTCAACCTGGACAAACAATTTCAATCAGTACATTACTATGGCAAATGAGTATCAGTCCAAGTATGAATACCTTGACGGCGCTGAAAGAAGTGCTTATGAGAATAAGCTTGATAATCTTTACAATATGCTCACTACTGCACAGAAGCAGTATAACACCAATCAGAGCCTGCAGCTTGACGCACTCAACGCATACGGCGGTATGGCAAATGATATGGCAAATTATGATTTGCAGGCGGCCGCCAATGCTGAAAATGCAAGGCACAACAGAGCTACAGAAGCAGCGGCTGCAGCGGCAGCACGTTCAAGCAGTGGAAACGGCGGTAGCGTCAGTGGCAACAACTATTACGTAAATAATAATGGTACTGACGTTGAGTTGCCGATAGGCTTATTGCAGTCTATCGGTATGAGCCGAACAGATATCGGACGAAAAAATGCAATTGAAAGAAAATATAAGAATGGAGAAATAACTGTAGAGCAGAAAAAAGCACTTATAAAACAGTTTAATTTATAATCTATAGGAGTAAAAGCAATGGCAATTAATAATAACCGTTATGTTACTGTTACCATAACTGATGATGATAAAGACGAATTTGATGAAGAAAAAATCAGACGTAATGATGCGCTTCAATACCAAAAATATGTTGAGGCAAACAAAAGATATAACCTTGCTCAGAACAGCTTGTCTAAAAGAGCTGCGTCAGAGCTTATAAAAAATGAAGCTGCCCAAAAGAACAGCCTCAGCAATGATATGTCTTATGAGGAAAAATATGCTTATCTGAAAGAACAGAAAAAGCAGGCTCGTAATGAAAAAATCAAAACCGCTGCAAGGACGGCTCTTGACAGTATTGTCGGTCAGATTACAGTCAATCAGGAAAAAGAGAATGCTGCACAAAAGCAGTACAATGCAGCTTATGATAATTACGAGGAAAAGAAAGCTGCTCTTGAGCAATTAAAGCAAAACAGGCAAAATGAAATACAAGCGGAAAGCAAAAGGCTTATTGAAGAAGATGCAGAGATTAGTAATCTTGTGAAAAAGGCATATTCTGCTCGTGCGACTGCAAGTGAAAAAACACAGAATGCAGCACAGAGTGATGATTTAACATCGGCTATGATGAGCTTGTTCAATAAGGATGAGCTTGGTTACGATACTTCAAAGCAGGACAAGGAGCTGAAAGAGAGCAAAAAACAGCTCAATGATATTTTAAAACAGAAAAATGCATCATTAGATGCGGATGAGCTGATTGCTTATTATACGAACAATCAGAACATTTTAAAATCACAGAATACTGCTGAAGGCTTTAACAAAGCAGCACAGGAACACCCTGTGATTTTAGGTGCTGCGAGAGTGCTCTCATCACCTTATGCGTCAATAGCGAATGCAGCAACAACAATAGGCGATTTGGTTACTGACGGCGATTATGTGTATTCCGGTGCAAATAGTATTCACGACGCAAGAAGAGGTATAAAGAGCGGTATTGAGGATAAATTGAGCAATGCCGATTTGCCGAATTTGTCTGCTTTGCCGGGAGTTGATGAAAACAACGACATTACAATTCTTGACAAGAATTATGGCAATGTTTACAGCTCTTTATATGACGCAATTGATATGGGTGCTGAAAGTGCATATAATTCTCTCATTATAGGCGGCGGTCTGACCGGCGGTATCAGAGCAAGGGGCTTGTCGAAAAAAATAATTCAGGCAGGAGCAACAGGCTCGTTTACATCAGCAACTATGGGCGAGCAGACTGCTCAATTAAAAGCCAGCGGAGAGAACATCAAGGATGTGTATGCAGAGACAGGTAAAGATGCAATCATCAATTTTGCAGGTGAAATGATAGGAACACCGCTTGAAAAATATGACGGTGTAATACCTACCATTGCAAGTGAAGCCTTAGAGGAAGTAATCGGCAATGCTGTAAGCAATTTGGATGATGTTATCAGACTGCAGGATGAGGGTGAGATAAAGCAGACATACAATAAATACATTGCTGAAGGCAAGTCGGAATCGCAGGCATTATCCTTAACCGTAAAGGAATTGCTTGCTGATGATATTTATGTGGCAGGTATGGCGGCAGTATCCTCTTTCGGTATGGCAGGCGGTCAGTCTGTATTAAACAGTGCACAGGAAAATAATATTTACCGCTCTGTTGGCAATGAACTGAAACAAAATGGCAATGCACAGGCGGAGATTAATGCAGGACTTGCACAGGATAATACAAGCAAGGCTTACCAGGCTGCGCAGGTATTGCAAAATAGCCTTGAGCAAAACGCCTATAATAACAATACTGAGGAGTTTGATTATTCAAATCTCAGCAGCCGTAAGCTCGGCAGACTTGCAGAGTATAACGCACAGGAGGATGCAAGGCAGCTTAAGAAAAGTGCTGAGGTGTTTGAGGGTGACACAGCAAAAAGCTATGTATATGCCTATGGTGACAATGGCTACAACGGCAATGTGTATGACTACAACAAAGGCTTTAACGCTGTGTATATGGCTCAGCAGCAGGGTAAAAGCATTAACGAGGCATATGACATAGCCCTTGACGAAGGAAGCCATATAACCCCTATTCAGGCAACAATAGCGTATGATGCTGCAAAGAATGATACCGCTGTAGCTGAATTCAAAGACGCACTCAGCTCACCGATAAAAATCGGTGCAACAGTAGTAGCGAAAAGCGTTGATGAAGAACAGCAGTCAACAATCAGCTTTATTAATGAAATGGCAAAGACTGCCGGTGTAGAGGTTGTAATCCCTGCAAGGATGCAGGACGTAGGCTTAAAGGATGCCAACGGTGCATATGTAAACGGTAAGATTGTTTTGCCACTCGATAACGAAAGCAAGATGATGAACATCTATTTAGGCCACGAAATGTTTCACCATTTTAAGGTCAATGCGCCTGAAAGTGCAGATTTTCTTCAGAATACGATTATCGAAAAGCTGAAAGCAGATGGCTCATATAAATATAACGAAAGACTTGCACAAATCATTAATGATTACGGTTTCAAAGGTACACGTGAGCAGCAGGTCGCAGCAGCACACGAGGAAATGGCGGCAAATGCCTGCTTTACCGTATTTTCCAATGAAGCCAATGTAAAGCAGCTTGTTGTACAGGACAGAACGCTTGCACAAAAGGTGCGTGACTTCTTTGCCGGACTTATCAACAGAATGAAAAAGGCAATTGCGGTTATTTCAAATAATGCTGAATACAGAGCATTCAGTGATGAAGAATCAATGCAGGAGATTGTTGACCTCTTTGATAACTGCCTTAAAGAATCACAAAAAAATAACACCATCACAAGTGATAGTGTTAAGTATGCGTTGAAAGAGTATTCTGAAAAACAAATAGAAAACTGGAAAGATAGCAAATCAATAGTTGTTTATGAAAATACAGAACAATTAAGAGCTTTTTGTGAGACTGCACTTAACGATAATACTTTTAAAAAGAAACTCTATTTCGGTGCAGTTACTGAAGATATGGCTGTTAAAATCAAACAGTTGACAGGCTTGGATACTGAAAATCTTAATTGTTGTATCCGTGCTGATGAAGTCAGAAAAATTCTTAAAAATTCTCACGGCAATGAAAAATCAGAAAATTTAAGAGGTCAACGTGCTATAACAATAAATGATATTGCATCAATTCCTGAAATTATTCAAAACGCAGATGAAATCAGACGCTCAAAAACTGATTATGAAAGAAAGCCTGTTATAGAATTTGTAAAAAACATTCACGGAAGAACAACTGTAATTTCATATGTATCAAAAAAACATAATGATTTAACTGTGCAGACTATGTATGCAAGTGTAAAAGGCAAAAAAAATAGAAGTTTTGCCACTACGCCAAGTGGAGATAACTCCTTCTCGCATACGTCCAAAACGCTTAGTGGTATAACTTCTACTGACAATGTACCACAAAGTGAAACATCTGTCAATAGTAATGATATGCAGGACAAGGCAAAATATTCACTGAAAGAGAATAGTGATAATCGCAAAGCAAGACAGCTCAGTATCATAGAACAGTATAATCCTGCACCGGACAGCTATCATACCTGGATAAGAAAAGCGGATGATATAAAGACATTTGATGAAGCCTTATCAGATGATGAGTATGCTGATTATGATGAATTCAATCCTGATTATACAAGAGAAATGGCTGAGGAGGCTTTGGAAAGCGGATACATCAGAGTATACAGCTCATATCCGATAGAGCAGGGGGTATTTGTAACACCGTCAATGATGGAAGCAGAATCCTATTCAGGCGACGGAAATATTTATTCAAAGGATGTAGCTGTAAATAATGTTGCCTGGATAGATATCACACAGGGCCAATATGCAGAAATTGGAAATGATGATATCCGTTATTCCCTCAAAGAAAAGCCATATTCCTATGAAGCATTAACAAGCAAGCCTGATATGAAGGTAACTGAAATTGATGATAAAAAAGATTATACGCCCAATAAAACTACAAGAGAAGATGTAGTTAATAATGCTTTAGTAAGTGCGTTGAGTGTAGGTCATAAAGATAGCTCGGGAAATGTTTTTGTATATGTTGATGATATTGACACTAATGTAATGGTATCAAAAAGAGGTTTAAGGCATTCGCTTGACAGAAGATTGAGCATTATTGCACCTGTTACGGAAAATATAGGAGCAATATTAAAGAATTCTATCAGGATAAATGAATTAACGCCTGAGTTTGACACAATAGAAAAAAGCTATGCACTTATAGGCATAGCAAAAAACAATAATAACGAGCCATATGTAGTTTCATTTATTGTTAATAAAGCTTCTAATGAAATAATAAGTGTTGATGTATTGTATGCAGTAAACGCAAAAAAAGAAGCGACTGCTCTTATCGAGCCAGAGCTTTCATCACAAAGTGATGTTTCTCTTACCGCTTCTACCATTAGTATATCCGATTTACTTGATTATGTCAATAAATATTATCCTGATCTTTTGCCTGAGGATGTTTTAAAGCATTATGGATATAAGGGTCGTCCTGAAGGCGTATTAGGCGAAAGTGCATTGTATTCCATAAAAGAAAACCCTATTGACTACAACGCAGTTATTGAGGAAAATGCTGAGCTGTCCGAAATGAATGAGGATTTAAAAGAAATGCTCAGGCTGACATCGGCACAGAATGAAAAGCTGAAAAATGAATTCAAAATCACGGACAGGCACAATATCAGCAACAACGCTGTTGACAAGGTTGCAGCTGCTCTCAGAAAGCAGTATTCCAGCAGCTATGATAAGACTTCGCTTGTATCACGTCTTGCCGCTATGTACGATTATATGGCGAATGCCGGCAAGGATATTGATTCCGCTTACATATGGTTGAGAGCTAATGATATAGCTAAGAATATCATTGCCAATTCTCAGCAAAAGGACACAGCGGTTTATGATGAATACAAGGAGCTGCGCAATCGTATTCGTAATACGGCAATTCGTGTTCCTCAGTCTGTGCAGGATAATTTTGCGGATTATAACGCTTTTCGCAGGGAGAATTTCGGCAGGCTCAGACTGTCAAAGGAAGGTATTGAACTTGATGCTTTTTATAATGAGCTGTCATCACAATATCCTGAATTCTTTGATGTTGATGTATCAGAGGAGCAGCAGCTCGAGGCACTTGCGAATTTCTTTGAGGTAACCTCACCTGTTTATTACAGTGCTTCCGAGAAAACTGCTGAGAGTATGGGAATGAATATGGAGCAGTATGCGAATCTCATTGCAGGTGATATTATAGATAAATACTTTGATGTGCCTGAGGTTATGACTGCTGCCGAAAAGCATAAAAAGGAAATGGATACGCTCAAGCTCCATTACCGCAATCAGATTGATGATATGAAGTTATTGTATCAAAAGGAATATGAGGACCGTTTAAGAGAAATTATTAAAAACGAAAATATTCAATTAATTGATAAATTAGGTAGAGAAAAATCTGAAGCTCTCGCAAAGCAAAAGGCACACTTTGAGGATGTCAGCCAAAGGGGGAAGGATAGACGGAAAGCATCTGATATTAAACGAAAGATTAGAAATATCAAAAAACAGCTTGACAGCAAATTGCTTAACCCTACTGAAACAAGCTATGTTCCACAGTATCTTGTAAAAGAAATTGCATCCGTTTGCGATATGATTACTGAGGCGGACAAGTACTGGAAAAATGGTAATTCAAAGGCTGAGAGTACGGTTCTAAAGTTAGATGCCCTGCACAGGCAATATGAAAATCTGGCAAAGGACGGTAATTATGATTTTGCAACTGAATTTGATTCAAACATTGCTGAGAATATATCTACTCTTGCAGATGCTCTGAACGGAAAACAAATAAGTGAGTTATCATTAGCAGAGCTTGAGGATGTTTATAATGTGCTCAAGGATGTAAAAAATAGCCTTGTTGACGCAACAAAACAAATTGGCAGAGAAGAAAAAATCAGTAATTATGAAGCAAGAGAGCGAATAGTTAATGAAACTATGGCAACAAAAGGTATGCAGAGTACTGTAATAGGAAAATATGAATATTGGACTATGAACAGTATGCGTTTTGTTCGTAAAGTTACTGAATATAATGAAGATGCAGAGCTTTATAAGCAATTTCTTGAGCTTGAAAAAGGTCAGAGAAAAGCGGATAAAGTGTTTATGGAATTGTCCAAACCTTTTGTTGAACTGAGAAATGAAGGTAAAATCGAATTTAGAAAAAGCAAAAAAACAAGAGAAATTGTTAATGATTGGACTAAATTCATAAGTGATAAAAAGGAAACCCCATTTATTGATATACAGGGAAAAGCTGTGCTTATGAGTGAAGATCAGCTTGCTCAATTATATTTAACTGCAAAACGTGAAGATGGTATAAATCACTTGACAAAAGGTAGTTTTACTGTATATGATGCAGAGCTTCTAAGACAAGGGAAAAAAGTTGCTGCCGAACAAAATGCACAACAAGTTTCATCTGTTACTTATGAAGATATTATCAATGTATATGATAGCTTGTCTGATTATGCTAAAAAATGGATTAATGCCGCCGATTATATGTTTAATCAGCAAAGCAGCAAAGCAATTAATGATGTCTCGATGGTGTTAAAGCATCGTAAGCTTGCTACAACTAAAAATTATATTCCTCTTGCAGTAAATCAATATGAAAGACTTTCTGAAATTGAAAGCATTAAATATGACAGAACACTTGAAGGCGCAGGTGCTCTTAAAAGTGTCAATAAAAATGCAGGTCAAGGTTTGATTATTGAAGGCTTGCATAATGTTGTTGACAGTCATATTGATTTTGTATCTCAGTATGCAGGATTAGCAATTCCAATCAGAAACTTTAATAAGGTTTACGGCGGAGTTCTTTCGGATAATTACTCAAATACTCTGCATACATATGAGGTTAGAGGTAAGAAAAAAGAAGATAATTACAAGGTGCTTTCTGTAAAATCAGTTAGACAGGCTCTTGACAGTAAATGGAGTACAAGCAAAGCACATTTAGCAACAGATATTATTGATAAAAATATAAGAGATTTGCAAAGTCCTCGAAGAAGCGATCGCATAAAGTCTATGGGAAAGCTGCAAAGTGCTTGGGTACAAGCTACTCTTTCTGCTAATATTTCTGTTACACTGAAACAAGCTGCGTCTTATCCTACTGCTGCAGCGGTAATAAACGGCAAGCATCTGGATAAAGCAATGCGTAATAAATATGCGTGGTCACATTTTTCTGACTTGTGCGAAGAAATAGATGAACATACAGGTATTCACTATAAACGCCGCTTGGGTATGTCTATTCAGGAAATTGCAGAAATCACTAAAAATCAAGACGCTTTAATCAATAAAGTTCCGGCTATTATCAATCCTATGAAGTGGATACAGGCAATGGATTGCAGAACTACGGCAACATTGTGGATTGCAGCTAAGTATCAGATAGAGTCCAAATATTCTGACTTGCAGAAAGGCAGTAACGAGTATTGGGAGAAGGTTACCGAGCTGTATGAGGAGTGTATTGAGAAAACGCAGCCGAATTATGATGTTCTTCATAGGGCGGAAATTCAAAAGGTTCCTGATTCCACAAAAAATATCTTTGCAATGTTTCAAACTCAGCCTTTACAAAATACAGGTTTGCTTTATGATTCCTTATTTAATCTTCAGGCAAAAGCAAGAGCATATAAAACTGATAATACAATAGAGAATAAAGCGGCAAGAGATAATGCAGTTAAGAACTTTTTAAATGTCTGTCAATCACAAATAGTTGCTGCAGCTGTATTTTCGGCAATGACATTGTTTGCAACAGCCTTAAAAGGGAAAATGAATCGATATCGTGATGATGAAGACGGAGATGTTACATTATTCAATATAATTATCGGTTTTTTCAATGATATGGGATCAACTATTTTAAATACAATTTTGCCGTTGTTTGGGTCTACATCTTACGAATTTCTTGAAGGTGCTGCAGGTGGCATTAAGAATTTAAAAGAAGGTGAAGATTTTAAAATTGATACATATGATTTGTTTTCTTATCCGCTTGTATCAACACTTAATGATACGGTTTCAGCATTTTATGGGATTTTTGAAGATTCTGTTAATGTATTTAATGGTAAAGTATCTTCACAGCAATATCTTGATTCTTTAAAAGACGTTGTAATACAAATTGGTTCTTTATGCGGCTGGCCTTTAGGTAATATTTATAACAGTTTTAATGGATTTAAGCTATGGAAAGAAGATATGGAAAATGGTGATTTTTGGAAATTTGAAGCTGCTGCTGATAGAACAACAACACAAAAATTGAATGCTGTAATTAATGAGGATGGCACTGATGAAACAAAAATGTATGATAAATATGCAGATTTGATTTATTCAAGCAGCAAAGGCTCTGATTTGTTGTATTACTATCTTAGAGAATACGGTTATAATTCATCACGATATAATAAGGAGGAAAAGGCTTATTGTGACGCTAAGATAAAATTTACTACTACAGAAAATCCAGATCCTTTGACATCTATGAAAAGTAAAGCACTTGATGATTATATTGGTGCAAAGGATAATAAAAGGGATGATGAGGGCGAACTTCGTTCATTATGTCTTAAATTGTATGGCTCAGAATCTAAGTTAAATAAAGCATTGGAAGCAAAGCAAAATAACAGTGATAAGAAAAAACAAAAAGCTTTGGAGAATTATGCTTACTATAAAGAAAATGGACCATATGATGAATACGAAAAAGCGAGACAAAAATGCATACAGCTTTACGGTGATATGACAAAGGTCAATGAGGCACTTGAAAAACTGAATGATTAACACATTAGTGGGGGGGAATTTCTCTCCCACTTTTGTTATGCTCTTTTATGAGGTGAGTGTATGCGTGAAATAAATATAAACTTATCAAATCTTGAGGAGCAGTATGATTGCGGCCATTGCGGAGAAGCAAAGGCATCAGAACTGAAAATTGATATTTCAGATATGGCAGAAGCCGATTTTTATGTTGTGGTATTTAAGAATTCTTTTTCACAGTCATATTGCACGGAAAGATTTTATGCGGAAGATATCAGAGAAAATGTTATCCATATTGCTCTTTGGCAGGATTTGACTAAAACCGATAAAGAGCGTGCAGTGGTTGAGGCATATATTGAAGAAAACGGAAAGTTGAAAATGCTTGAAAAGTCGCCTGTAATTCATCTTCATTTTGACGGCAGTATATCATCGGATAAGGCTTTGAGTGAGAAAGAGCCTGAGGGATTGTATCTTAGCTTGCTTAAGCTCGAGGGTAATCTCAAAAATGATATGGATGTGCTTAATACGATAATATCGGCTGCTGATGATTCTGTCCGCAATGCAAATACCGCTGCAGATAATGCAAAAAAGATTACGGATGAAATTACCGATAAATTGAATAATGGTGAGTTGAAAGGTGAAAAGGGTGACACAGGAGCTATTGGACCACAAGGCATACAGGGACCGCCTGGCAAGGATGCAGAGCCGATTGCAGTCGACTGCAAATTGTCGGCAGAGAGTAATAATCCCATTGCCAACAAAGCAGTGGCGAGCCTGTTCAGTGAAAATAAAAGGATTACCGAGCTTGATAAGACTTATACAGGCAATGCCGCAGGAACAAGCAAAACAACGTATTACGGCTTTGCCACAAGAATACATACACCTGAGAAAATAAGCGGTGTAAGAGTGTATACAATGGTTACAGCCAATGCAGCAGTTACCTGTCAGTTGTTAAGCTCTGACAGAACAACAGTCTATGCTCAGACTTCTCAGAATGTGCCGCAGTCGGATGCGCCTTCCTTTGTGGACTTTATGTTTGATGATGTGCCGGATATTGCAGAGGATAATATCTATGTTGCAGTCAGATCGGATGTCAAATGTATCACACAGGCAATGACAATCGGCAGCAAGGTCAATACAGAGCTTGTTACTGCCGATAATATGGATGAAACAGGTATGGCAAATAACTGCTTTGTGTCAGGAGGTAATTGGTCTCCTGTAAAAAGTACAAGCAATAAGTACAGCTTTACATTGCAGTTCGGTATTCTGTCAGCTGAAACCTCATACAGTGCAAAGCTTAACAGAGAGGAATATAACCTGCCGAAGATGAATTACATCTATGTTTCAACTAATGGCAGTGATGAAACAGGCGACGGCTCAGAGCTTAAGCCCTATGCTACCATATGGCACGCAAATGAAAGCATTACAGATAACAGTGAGCTGAACAGATATACAATCAAAGTGGCAAACGGTATATATACAGACCTGCAGGAACGCTTTGCAGGTGATACGTCTACACTCGGAGCATTTCAGGGTGTAAGAACAAAAAACTATGTGTACTATGAGGGGAATATAAGGAATCCCTCAGCCTGTGTAATCGAGTGGGACGGAGCTGCAGGCTTTGACCTTGAAACCTATACAAATGATCAGGCAGTGGATAAATGTCCGTTTCATATCGTAGGCTCGTATGCAGAGGGAGCAATGCATACATCGGTAAGAGGCTTTAAGATTGTAGGAAAGAACCTGCGTTATGCACTGCACTGTGAAACAGCAGGTCACGGTGTAAATGTGGACTACGAAGCAGGGGATATGATACTGGAATGGTACGGCAGACCGGATGTTACGGATAACAATAACGAGATACCGGCAATCGGAACAGGCTCTTCACCGTTTGAAAGGGCATATTTCCACGATATAAACATCCAATGTAATTCAGTAAAGCCGAACGGTGAAGCGTATAAATTCGGTTTTCAGAATCACGATAATGCCAATAAGTACAATATTTCACCTGCAGTGATAACAGGAGCACATTACAGGTTTGAAAATATGAATTTCAACGATTCAAAATTTCAGCTGAGAAGCCTGACAGATCATCCGTCAGAAACCTTTGATGTGTGTGAAATGAAGAATTGTGTAGGTATTACAACAGCACAGAAAATATATGCATCTGTTGCAGAAAAATGCAATTGGCAGGCAGATGTGAAAATGTGTGATATAGCTGATAATCAGCTGTAAAAATAAAAAAACACACCGAAACCGGTGCGTTGACAAAGATAAGTGAATCATGTATAATTTTGAATGGTAGATAAAGGAAACTATCGCTAAAGCGGTAGGCGGTGAAATCTTGCCCTCGAAAGGGGGCTGAGCCTATGGAGTATTTAACTTTAATTGTTATTATTCTTTTTGCAGCAACTGGCTACATAATGGCAATAAAAAAGAAGTAATCGCCTCGCCTAAAAGTTGATTACTTCTTTTTCAATCGACTTAGGGGCATCACCGTCTATCCGACAAGCCCTTTATCTGCTATCATAATATCATATTCGCAAAAACTTGTCAACAGCACTTTCGAGTGCTGTTTTTTGTTTGTAAAATTTAGGAGGAAAAATAAATGGAATATTTAATAATGGATTTTAAAAAGTGTTTGGTGGCAATCATCATATTTCTTGTATTGTTTGTAATCGACTTTGTGTTCGGACTGTGCAAGGGGATATTTGTAGAGGGAGTCAGCAGCTCAAAGCTGAGGATGTCTGTGCCTAAGTTTGTAGGTTACGTTGGTATGATATTTATGTGCATACTGCTTGATACGCTGATTGTAACCTCAACGGATATTGAGTATGTGCCGATAGGACTGATAAGCTGTGTATGCTTCTGCATAATAGAAGTATCGTCAATAGTCGAAAATGCGAGAGAGCTCGGTATAAATATACCGCCTGTGATTACAAGTGTCATTGATTACATAAAGACAAAGCTGTTCAATGATAAGGAGCAGAAGGGCGGTAGCTCAACACTTAAGTTTTCGGAATGGGTAAATACATATATAGGTAAAAAGACGGATTATGACGGTGCCTATGGCGTGCAGTGTGTTGATTTGATTGACTGCTATATTGATAAGTGCTTAGGACTTACAAAAGGCTTTTGGGGCAATGCCAAGTATTGGTGGATTAACAGAAACAAAAGCACTTGGTTAAAAAATAACTTTGATTTTGTTACACCAAAATACAAGAATGGTGAACTCAAGGTAGGTGATATCGGAATCAGAACATCAGGAACATATGGCCATATCTTTATTGTTAAGGAATCAAATGCAAACGGCAAAATCAAGTATTATGATCAAAATTATAATGGTACAGGTGCTGGTATGGCGCTGAGAGAAAAACCGTATACAAGTGATTATGTCAACGGCATTCTCAGACCAAAGAACAGAAGTAATATTGATGAAAGGAAAACAGCTATGGCAAAATACGGCAATGCAGCAATGGTGTCAGCACAGACCGTCTATGCAGACAGCGACCTTACACAGAAGGTAGGCAGTGTGTCAAAGAATGAAAGGGTTTTCCAGCTCGGTACAGGTGAAGGCAATCCTATCATCTCCTACAAAACCGATTTAGGCTACAAAACAGGCTTCGTCCGCAAAGGCTCGGTTAAGAGAGATTAACAATTAAATAATATACGGAAATAATTATCCCCCAGCTCTTACATCATTGCAGAGTTGGGGGATTTTGTTCGTCAATTTGCACAATGAAGCGGATTTCATATTGTGCAGGTATACAAAAATGAAAATTTTATGTTACTTTTTTGTTCTTTTATTACTGTACATTATGAAAAAGTAGATTTGAATGTGAGGATTTATTATGAGAAATAATGAGAGTAAGAACAAGTGTAAAAAATTTTTTAAAAGATTTGTAGAT